TAAAAACCATTTTGGGTACCGAAGATTACGATGAGTGGATCACATACGTTGATGACCGCCCGTTTAATGATTCCAGGTACCATATCTGTGCAAAAAAATTAAAGGGATTGGGGTGGTCACAAAAGAAAGGTATAGAGGATTTAAAAACCTTTTTAAAGATGTAACGTGTTCATAATAAAATGGTCAAAACTATTGTACATCACCTAGGTCTAGGTGATCAGATTATGTTGAATGGTATGGTTCGATATTTCGCTGAGAAGGAAAATGTAGTTATTTTTGTCTCAACGTAAACATGTAGAGAGTGTCCAGTTCATGTATAGAGATATCGCTGATAAAGTAGAAATAATTCTCGTAGATACTACACATCCACAAGAAGTATGGTCACAGGTTAAGGGTGATGTCATTCCTCTCGCAACATATAGTGTACAAGATGAAAATTGGAAATTTATGACACAGGGACAAGGAAGTTTGATGTCAAATTGGGCACACGGTGTATATATTCAAGCAGGTGTGAATCCTACTTATATGTACTCAAAGTTTAAGGTCGTCCGAGATGAATCTAGAGAACTTAAACCAGAACATGAAAAATACATTTTCATTCATGATGATATTGAAAGGGGTCAAGGAATTGACGTGGAAACTGTGTTACCTATATGCAGACCAACAATTGAATCTACACCTAATATTTTTGACTATGTCACACTAATCGACAAGGCTCAAGAATTTCATGGAATGAATAGTTCTTATAGTTGGATGATAGAACTCATGCGAATTGGAAACCCTCAAAAAAACTTTTTCCATATAGATATCGCTCATACATACTATATACCTCGTTCAGTTAAAACTGTTTTTAGTGACGATCTCTGGACATTCGTTTAGTGACTCTTTTCTTCAACGATATCCGAACCTTCATCTACATTAATAATTCTTTTCAATCTAGAACGTTCATCATTGAGTTTATAGACACTCCTTGCTTTTTCTATAAACGCATCATCAAACTTTCCAAGCTTTTCTAGAGCCCTGAGGTCATCTTCAACATCCCATAGTTCACGGTTAACATTCATAAGTCTTTCCTTTAGAGGTGTAGGAAACTCCAACTTTCCTATCGTCTCCAATTCATGGCGAACATTTTTTAATTTTTCTACATCATCAATCTTTTCATTTTTTATTTCAAGAATGGTAATCTTATCGATAAGTTCTCCCTTTGAGATGTCAACAAGCATTTAAAGGAAAAATGTCCCTATCCTTTAAATGAAAGTAGCTCTCATTACTGGAGCGAATGGACAAGATGGTTCATATCTCCAAGAATTTCTAAAAAATAAGGGATACATCGTAAAATGTTTCAATCGTGAAGATGATATCTTAAATTATTCTAATGTTCGCACATGCATTTCAGAATATGATGAAGTGGAAATCTATAATCTCGCCGCACAAAGTTATGTGGGTACTCACACTAAAATGACTTATGAATTGAATACTGTGGGGCTATTAAACATCCTCGAATCTGTGAAGGAATTGGGTCTCACACACAAATGTAGAATCTTTCAAGCATCTTCGTCGGAGATTTTCGGATCGATAGATGAAGTTCCACAAGATGAACAAACTCCATATAACCCAGTAACTCTCTACGGTGTTTCAAAATTATCTGCACACTTAATTGCAAAACATTACAGGGAAATTCATGGTGTATTTGTATGCTCGGGAATCCTATTCAATCACGAATCACCTCGAAGGAGAGATACTTTTGTCACACAGAAGATTATTAAGGGTCTAAAGTCTGGAGAGTGTTTCACCCTTGGAAATATAGAGGCTCGCAGAGATTGGGGTCACGCGAAAGATTATGTGGAAGCGATGTGGCTTATGCTACAACAAGATACACCCGAAGATTATGTAGTTGCCACAGGAGTCACGCATTCTGTACGGGAATTTATAGATATCACCGTACACAAGATGGGTAAAAAGATTATATGGTCTGGTAAGGGGATACATGGAGAAGGTCGTATCGATGGTAAGGTTGTTGTGAGAGTATCTGAAGAGTTTTACCGACCAAATGATCCTAAGGCACTTGTTGGTAACCCCAAAAAATTAGAATCCCTCGGGTGGTTGAGGAAATACACTCTCCCCGATATCATTGAAGAGATGCTATCCCCTCCTTTAGAGTAATCTCTGGTTTCCAATAGTTCAAAATAAATGGTCTAGGTTCGTTCATCCGATCGTGGGTATTCATATTCTTTTCAATTGGTCGAACATCATCACATATGTACTTCGCTACATCTTTGATCTTAGTAGATTCAAAACTTGTGATATCCACTGAATCTGTAGTACCCAAAATTTCATCATAATTGTTCATTACAGTGGTGAGACATCTCGCACAATCATCTGTATGTAAGAATTGTCTCTCTTCCTCCCCATCTGTCATCAAGTCTATGTACCCATTTGTTTTAAACTTGTGGATCATATCTGTGATGACATGTGATTTTTCAGAAACATTCTCAGGTCCATAGACATTCCAAAAACGTGCAGATAAACCACCCAATTTTCGTGTGTAATGCTCCCCTATATATTTTAAGGTTCCATAAACATTGTCCATGTTAAACATCGTACTCGAAGCAAATACAAATTTCTTACCTCTGAGAAGATTAAATGTATTTATCATGATCATATTATTCCTATTGACGAAATCTAAATCAACATCCCAAATGTATTTCGCTCCACCAACATCGTATGCAAGAAAAAATATAAAGTCGGCGCTGTCTATCACACATTTGAGTCTATACACATTTAATGAATTACTCAGGTCATGATCATTCGTCAATTTAATATCCCAATGAATGACATCATGTTCATATTTTTTTAGAGATTTACATAAGGCACTTCCGATCACACCCTCAGAACCCAGTACCAGTATCTTCATATTTAATTTAGATATGATATCTTTAAATAAAATCTAACCACATACTAAAATGAACGCCCCCAAGAATTTGAACACCGGTAACGCGAACGTCCCCACTGGTAACGCGAACGCCCCCATTGGTAACGTGAACGCCCCCAAGACTTCCATCATGAACACCAACGCTGGTAAGAAGTTGTCCCAGATGGGTAACATTGCCAAAAACCTTGGATCCAGTAGGGAGACCCTCGACATCTCCTGGAACACCATCGGTATCATTACCCTCCTTGGTCTCGTATACATCATCGCAGCCTCCATCGGTATCGGTGTCTTCTCCAAGTGTGAGAAGTTCAAGGGTAAGACAATGCAAGAGAACCTCAATAAGATTCTCGTCGCCACCCTAGGCATCGCCATCGCCATTCCATTCACCCTCTCCATGACCAAGATGTTCAGTAACGAGACCCCTGTTTTCGTACTCGTCTATGCCATCATGGGTATCATCGGTACCTCCATAGCTCTCAACTGGACTGTGAACTGTGACGAGGCTAAAAGTGAGTCTACCACCACCATCGGTGTGAGTCTCGCATCCTTCATCGCTATGCTGATGTTTGGTGTATATTTAATCGCTCCCATGGGTAAGGCTAACATCGCATGAAACCGATTGTTCTAAATGTATATGTACTCCTCATGTTCTTGTCCTATGTGATGCGTAGGGCAGGGACATTTTCGATGGAAGATAAGGTTAATATGATTGAATTTTTGAGTTACATGGCACTCAACCCGAACAAGGCAATAAACCCAAGCATAGCCAATCTACCATTCTTGAGCTCAGCCTCGGGTGTGAATGCTCCAATTTTATCGGTGCTGAAGTTTTCAGCTGTGAACAGAGACGCGAGTGCCAATGTAGTAACAACACCAGTCGCAGCGATAGCATACAACGGATCCTCAATCTGCTGAATGACATTTTCACCTGTCATCATCCAGTTTAGAGAACCCCATAGAACACCTTGCATAGCAGCGCGACCATTGAGAACCTCAGCGAATCGAGTCTGTGGTTGATATGGCTCGACCGAAGGCTCGACCGATGAACGAACCTTATAGGAAGAACGTGTACTACGCTTAGTAAGCTTAGTCTGATAACGCTTGTAATACGAAAACTTTACGGGTGCACATGTGATAGAACTCATTACTGATTTACTTAGGGTCCCTCTCCTTAAGTAATATCTTGTTCAAGACATATAATTGGACAATAATACCCACTGATGTATAAAGTGTTGTCACATTCAGACCATACTTCCTGTACTGGAAAATAAACCACAGACAACTCGTAAGAATACCCAGAAGAATCGCATTCTTCTTGTTCATATCGATATCTTCAACCGAACGTACTCGACCATACAATTCCACGAGACCTAGACCCATAGCAACACTTGAGATAATGTCATCCATTTATAATATATCCAGAATATAAAATGGATATCCTATTACAAAAGTTTGCTGGAAAGATTGACGCCCAAAGTCTCATCAAGACTGTTGAGGAACTCAAGATGGAATACATCGACGACGGTCTCACGAAGGAGGACATCCCCCCAATCTTGGGTCGTCTCATGTTGGAATCTCAGAAGTTCAAGAAACTCCCAGGTCCCCAGAAGAAGAAGTTAGTTATCGGCATCCTCAATCACCTCATCGAACAAATCGATGAAGGTGATAAGGACAGTGAGTTTGAAGTCGTACTCAAGGCCCTAGTCCCACCAATGGTTGACAGCTTCGCCGCGATGCTCAAACTTAAGAAAAGTTGCCTCCCTTGTCTCGCTTAAGGTTTTACTAAGTAAGTAAAATAGAATGCGATTTCCATCATTGGAGGTTATGATTCGTTACGGAATATATACAGTAAAGGAACTAGAACGTTTCGCTAAAGGACTTACCCCAAAAAGAGATATTAACGTCCTAAGTGAGTGTACAACATGTAATTTTGTATACGACGGGGGTACGTGTCTAAATTGTTACCCATGAAATACTGCCAAGTGACGAGCTATATGTCCAAGGGACCTGTCGTCATCAGTAATAATCATATGTGTGCCGAGAGACAACTCATCAAACACTTGTACCGAGAATGTCTCAAGAAGGGCTACAAACCCCATCAGTTTACAGAATGGCTGCATAGAAAACATGGTGAAATGGTCATTGAACGTAAAACGATTCACGGGGACGCTATATCATTACCATGTGTGCTATGTAGGAAAGTAATGGAAAGGTTCGATATCTGTTGGGCCGCACATGATGGTAAACGGTGGGTACATAGTAATAAAACAAAATGTTTGCCTCAATCATTACCGACGGCTAAACAAAAGAGAAATTTAGGATTTGGGTGTAATAACCAGTCCCAACGCTGACTCCAAGTTGTTATGACTTCGTTGTATTGGTTTATTTCTCTTTAGCTTGAGTGCAGTGTTACCTGTAGACGCATTCTTTATTTCATCCATTCGCTTCGTGTTTGAAACAAAGGGTATAGTATTATCGATGTATGGTTGCACTTCAATATCCTTAGGGACTCCATTATCTTGTGTATGATTTTCCCGAAACTTCTCGATCGTGAGGTCACCACCGAATTCCTTTAACTTGAATCTATTTGGGGCGGGTTTCACATGACCGATTTGGTTGTACATCTTTTTACGCATCATCACTATGTTTCCAGATATGAGACCACCTTTAGTCAGGCCATGTTTATCTATCGCATATGATTTCATACAACTCCACGAACAAAAGTTTCCAGCTGTATAAAATTTATTACGCCTGTTATCATATCTAAATGGCATACTTAAAGGTGTTGTGTCAAAATTGTGACAACACCACCAACACCACATGATTATTTAGTTTATTTTTTCTTTAATTACTATAAGATGAACAGGAGGTCTACATTTTATCCCCAACCGAGGAAGTCTTCGGCTGCAGGACTTCTTCTACTATTTGGAATGTTACTCCTACTATTGGTCATCGCTGTTATAGCGTATCTAATTTGGCGTAGCAATAAAAATAAGACGAAGAAGTCACCAGGTCTCTACGACTTGACAAAAAGACTTCGGGAACGTCAGGAGAATATGTACATTGCTGGTGAAGAATTAGGTATAGATCCAGAAGATCTCAAAGCTGAACTGTTTGAGTCTTCAAATATGGTCTGCTACGTATACCCAGAAAATGGTGTATGTGATACAGATTTTTATGATCTAAAGAATGAGTGTTGTGAACTCCGAAGTAATGCCAGCGAATTAGCGGAACAAGCGAGGAAGGAGATGGCGGTCGACTTAGCAACTATGGCGATGATAAGCGTACTTCCCGAGATTATTCTGACTGGTATCTTACCCAGAGTGCTACAAAGTCCGAGACTTAGAATCGTCGTAAATCGCCTTCGTTCTCTCGGTTCCAAAGTATTTTCAAAGATTATGGCAAAAAGTATAGCCAGAACGGTTATGAAAGCGGCTGCTACTATGGCTGTCAAAGCGGCTGCAATGGTAGTAAAGCTCCTCATTAAATTGGGTTCTGGTCCAGTGGGTTGGGCTTTACTCGTTTTCGATATATTTACCGTTGTCCAAGATTTAGCAGACACGAACAATTATAATAGTTTTTTGGAAAATAGGATGAATTTAGAAACTCGTGATACAATTGTATATGAATTTGCTAAAGCGATGGCATTAGATAAACAGGAATTTCCTGTACTATTCCCATTTGGAATGATTTTCCCTACAGAATCCGAAACAGCAATGACAGAGTATACTACACATCTAATGACTGAACATATAGGAGTTTTATTAGAAGTTCCGGGTGGTATAGAATGGTTTGTTGATATATTGTCAGATAGTATTGAATCAGAAGAGGGTGGAGAAGACTCACCACCATTAAACCAAGAAGAAGACCAACAAGGTTTAGATGTCATGGATACATTCTTTGCCACAGTGAGAGAAGAACATAGTCTCCAACTCGATAAATTTCTATTTGATACATTACAGAAACTCGTACCAAGTACTCGTAAAAATGAACTCGTACTTATTCCGAGTATGTCTTCATCAAAAACTATAGGTATAGGTATAAGTCAGGGAGCTGCAGAATCGTGGAATACTACTCAACGCGCAGAATGGTTTCAATATTTAGACCCATTTTTTCCACCAAACCGACCAAGTGAAGATTGGGTACCACCTATGGTGGCATCTTATACGGATACATATTTAACACCCAATACCAGCAATCCCGGAACTTCAAACGCACCTAATATTATAACAAAGACGTTACCAGAAAAAGTGACACTCATGTATCCATTTGGAATATTGGTGACGTTTTGCGAAAAGGCACGGACATCAGCAAAGTACAAAACCCCCGTGGATCCAACCGATTTCGATGTCACATTCGATCCTATAGCGGGTGTTTGTAATTTTACAAGAGCATACTGTCAAAGGTATGGTAGAGATTTCAAAACGAAAACATGGAAAGATGGTACACCGTACAACGATTGTGAACTCAGTGACACACAACAAAATCTTGAAATGATTTTTGGGACAGAAAATGTACGACAAACGAAATTATGGATGGAAGATCCCGAAAAAGCAGCAGCTAACCAGGCAGCGAATAGAGCGGCTACGAGAAAGAGGCGGGAAGATGAGCATGGTAAAGGTGTTGCATCTTTAATTGGAATGGTGGATCCAGATGGCACCTTTGAAGATTTTGGTCGTAACTTGGATGAACAATTGGCGGGAAGAGATAAGTTTTGCGATCCCGCAGATACATGTAAAGAGTTTCATGTAAAACATGGTGGTGGTAATACTATGGGTTGGTCTGCGAGAGATAAGGATGGTCAGATTTATTCACAAGGTCAAGGGTTTCAAAACCAGGTTAAAATTGGGGAAGATCATACATTCTTCGTTCCAGAAGGTGGCTATTTTAGAGCTAAATGTAATCCAGGTGAAAGTATGAATGTACAATATGAGGATATCGAAAACCCCTTCGATTTAGTTGCTGGGTTGGGAAGATTAAAAAGAACCCCGGTAAGGATACAATCTGGAATTCTGCTGGAGACGCTTTTAAGGACGACGTCGCACCTGCAATATTGGCGACTCTCGAAACTGCAGGTAACTTTTTCCAGGAAAATGTCGGGATGCAGCAGTTTCTTACGTAGAGGATGTAGAAGACGCATGTACTAGTGGTAACACGGGGGACTGTTTGGGTACGGTGGCTGTAGGGGGTATCCAAGTTGTCGGCGAAGTAGCCGAAAATATTGGCGAAGGACTCGAAGATTACGGAGAAAATGTCGAAGAAGATTGTGGTTCTGGTGGTAATGTGGGTGATTGCTTCACAAGTATATTTTCAGATAGAAGGCTCAAAAATGACGTGAAAAAGACGAAACTCAAGTCACCCATAGCAGGACTTGATGTCTATACATGGAAATGGAATGAAATCGCCATGTCTACATATGGTTTGAAGGGTGTTGACTTTGGATTTATCACAGATGAGATCCAGGATAAGTACGTCTCCAAGGATGTCTATGGATACGAATACATTATGGAAAATACACCAGTCCACAAAGCTCTTCTTAAATTAAAATCTAAATATAAAGTAAACTAAAGATGGCGGCTGCCAGATTAGCAGGCGCTTTCCGTCGATTTGCTGGTTTTGCTGGAACTGGAAAAGCTGGTAGCCAATCAGCACTAGTCGCTGCAGCAGCTGCCGATCCGGCTGTCATAAAGCATTTATAAAGGCGAACCCGGAAGCGTTTTTACCTGTTTTTAAAGCCATGAATAAAGCCGATACTGACATAATACTAAAAAACCTAGACGCAGGCACCGTTACCAAACTGAGGAAAGCGGTTGCTGATTCGGGTGACGCCGCACTCGCATCTAAGATGTTCCCGGATGGTGCTACCGTTAGGACGGTTCTAGCGATTGGTGCTGGTGCCGGTTTAATTGCGTACCTCGATGATAAATTTGAAGATGAAGAAGAAGATTTCAAGAATTGTATGGCTGGGTGCGTCCCACACAATTGGGATGAATATGAACAGGGAGGGGTAAACGCATCCGAACTCACATATAGTACTCCGGAAACCCTCGCAGACTATCAAATTACACCAATCGAGAACCAACCCTATTGTGTATCACCAAATGAAAAATGTGAAGAGTATTGCAAACCAAAGTGTAAAGAAGAGACTAAGGCGGATATTCCATTGTTAGATAGTCCATTAAATCCATTTAATCCCGATAGTCCATTTAATCCTTTTAAATGGCTTGAAAGAGCGTCTGGTGGTCTCCTAGATGCTTTTGGGTTGGACACGAGTACAATCGGATATGCTTCTAGTGCATCTTCCTCAATGTGTTGTTTGTTCGTGGTGTTAATGTTATACCAACAATTCAAATAAGATTAAAGACAATTTCATCCTTTATACCAATGACTATATTGTCAATCGACGTTGGTATAAGGAATTTAGCTCTATGTCTCCTCGATGAAGACCATGAGAACCTAGTGAGGGAGTGGGATGTTGATGGGATTCCACCACAACACGCCGATGGTGTCTACGTGTCCCTCCGAAATCACTTAGATGCTCGACCTTGGGTACTCAAAGCTAAAACTATTCTCATCGAGGAGCAACCCTCTTTTAATAAGAAAATGGTTTCAGTCATGCACTTTCTTCACGCGTACTTCATCATCAAGTGTCCAGAGGCTGAAACTATCATTTATCACGCCTCTCATAAGATTCCAGATATTTCTGGTCCAGGTAAAGCACAATACAATAAGAGGAAGAAAGCTTCTATTGAGCGGTGTGAAGCCTTTATCCGTAGTAATGGTGTGAATGCACACTGGATCGAGACATTCGTAAAGTCCAAGAAGAAGGATGACTTGGCAGATACCGTGATGCAAGCACTCTCCTTCGTGAATCGGAAAGAAGTGACACCAGCCTCTGTGAAAAAGAAGCAGACTACCAAGAAGTTAGTTGCTCGAAAACCCAATGAGAATCAAAAGAGGACAAAGTACTCCAAATGTAATTTAGCATGGATTTATTTGAACAAAGTAGAATGTGAAGTCCTCGAGAAGAACAAGAGGTTCATGAAGGACCTCAAGAGGTACTATCGGGACATTGAGGAGTTGATTAAAGATTTGAAGTGAGTAAAATATATACAATGAGTCTCACCATCCGTATGTTTGCCGTGAACAAGCCCAACTTGGACAAGCTCATCAAGAGTAACAAGCGTCTCAAATCCGCTTTTCACTCAAAGAAACCCCTAAGGAATACCCATCGTATAGCCCTCGATGAATTGGATACATTCTTGGAACTGGTGGATGATGCTATAGATGCCATGGATGAGACACAAAAGAAGTTGAATAAGCTCTATGATTTTTGTGGAGAGGTCCCCTTCGATGACGAGTGTAACTATTAAAGATTTGAACGGATACTCATCCATAATGGAAAATGTTCTCGATCATGGGTTCGTTAGGCTCGTGGATCACATGCCTCAAAAAGATTTGGATTCGTCCATCGTCCAATCAGCACGGGTATCCTATGGTGACGGTACCAAAACTTCACGTGGAGACCGTGGTCTCATCCGATATCTCCTACGACACTGGCACACAACCCCATTTGAAATGGTCGACTTCAAGTTTCACATAAAAATGCCCCTCTATATCGCCAGACAACACCTTCGTCACCGCACCGCCAGTGTGAATGAACTCTCAGCCAGATATTCTGTGGTGCCTAAAGAGTACTATGAACCTGATACCTATCGAGGACAATCCGAGGTGAATCATCAGGGTTCAGAGGGTACTATCGAACTCAAGGACAATCTTGATGACAAGGTGTCCCAACAATTGAGTCAATCATTTGACGTCTATGAAGAACTCTTGGAGAATGGGTGTTGCCGAGAACAAGCTCGTGGTACCCTCCCACAATCCACATACACAGAATTTTACTGGAAAATTAACCTTCATAACCTCCTCCACTACCTTCACCTCCGCATGGATGCCCATGCGCAACAGGAAATACGAGACTATGCGACAGCCATCTTCAACCTCGTGAAGCCCTTGGTCCCAATCACGATGGAAGCATTCATGGACTTTAGGGTCAATGCCATGCAACTCACGGGACCAGAGATTGAAGCCATCGCCACGGGAAAGGGGATTGAATCACCAGGTGAACGTAGAGAGTTTGAAGAAAAATTGAGGCGCTTAAATTTAAATATCGATACAAAATAAATGAATTTTCTTAAACCAGTGAGTAGTTCTATAGAAAATACTCTTAAAATACCCATCATTTTTACGCTTCTGGTGATGTATCAAGTTACACTCTCCCGTGATATCGTCTATATACCGAATAGGGTTGTGGTACTTTTTAATGAACAGTGGTTTCGTGTACTCTCCATCTTCATCCTGGCACTTAGTGTTACGAGTGATATAGAAATCGCTCTCCTATCTATGATCATTTTCATCGCCACTCTCTATGTTCTCAAGACTCCTGAGGAGCGTAAAAAAACTGGTTTCATATAATATATGTGGTGGGTGTTTCTATTATTGTATTGTTCCTATCTTATCCTAGGTCCTCACTGGGAATCAAAACTTCTCAAGGGTGAAAAACTTGCCATCGTTGATAGTAAAAGGGAACTTGGACGACGTGCAATCTTTATATCTTATGTAGCCCTTCTATTCATCGCATGGTTTTTACTCATGCCTTCTCAATCATCTTTCATGAGCGCGCTCATATTAACTGGTATGGCGACAACTGGTTTTCATATCAAATATGGTCCTGAAAAGCCCATCCCGACACATCTTCTATTGACAACATTCCTTCTCTATCAAGGATGGTCATACATGACGCTTCAACTTTGGCTCACAGTGGCACTCGTGACATTTTATACGTTGATACATGAAAATTTATATATCTCTTAAAATTAGAATGAAGATTCATATCGTTGGAGCTGGGCCCACCGGTATGTCCCTCGCATGGGAAATACTCAGGTCAACTGATCATGAAGTAACACTCTACGATAGAAAACTTTCAGGAGGTGGATCATGGTGGGAACCTGATGAAGAAGTTCGTGATCTCCACGCACATAGGATCGTATTCGATCGAGCATTTGTCAATACAAAGTCGATCTTCAATGAGATGGGAATTTCTTGGGATGATATATTTGTACCATCAGATGGTGCTAGTCACACTGCGTTTGCTCTCAGTTCTCTCAGCACGAAGGACTATGGCACCTTGATAACCCTATTTGCGAAAGTACTCACACAACCCAAAGGTTTAAACGCTTTTCCCTCAAGGAGTCGTTGGGAACATTGTCTGAGAAGGGTCAAGCTCTTTTAGAAAGTCTCCCTCTGATTATGGATGGTGTCACTTGGGATGTCATGTCAGCCTATGAATTTGTAAGAAATTTGGATCATGTTGGTCTCTCCAAGTCATACACACAAAAGGTTTCAGGTAAAGTCATGTGTGATGCGATGGAAGAGGCAGTCATGGAAGCTGGTGGAAACTTTGTGTTCAATACAGAACTTGAGACTGTCGTGTACGGTGAAGATACGTACATGGCTACATTTTCAGATGGCAAAGTCATAGAAGATGGTATGCTCTTCTTGTGTCTCGATAATAGTCCAGCCATCAAGGTACTTGGAGATAATTGGGGTCCAGGTGCCGACCAAATAGTGAGTGAGAGTACATATGGTGCTATCAATGTTCTTCTCGACTACGAAGATATACTCGAAATAAAAACAGATCTCGAGATTGCTGCGAAAACCAAATGGAATCTCCAACCTAAAGTACTTTCAAATGGTAAAACTGTGTCATGTGTCATCTGTAATCTCACTGAGGAGATATTGGGATCTAAACCTGATATACTAAAGGCTGAGGTACTCAAGCAACTCGAACTCCCAGAACCTCTGGAGATGCGTATCGGTTGGGGTGCCGAGTGGCAAGGGAATACTTGGAAATTCACCCAATCCTCAGGGGTTCTCAGTCTCTATGGACAACTCCCATTCTTTGGGAAGTGTTCCAAGGTTGCGATGTGTGGTATGATGTCCCCGAGAAACACACCTTATTCGAGTATCGAGGCAGCTGTGGAAGTCTCTAGAGCCCTAAGTCATCAACAATTTGATACCAGGGAGCCTCTCCAGTCTCTCCTCTTGACACAGGTCGTGTCATTCGTTGTCGTACTACTTATAGTTTTAATTTTAGTATATCGTAATAGAAATCAATGAAGTTCATAGCGACTGTATATGAACCCATGTATGACTTCAATGATAAAAAGTATATCCGTTTTATAATTCCCCAAAAGGTTTCAGAAATTATACAACGAATGCATACGAATAAGTTACACCTACTCCTAAATAAAAATGTGGATGACCCCCTAGATGGGAGAGTTCTAAAAGTGAAGGTGCCGTTCCGTTATAGGAGAGTGATGTGCAACGTCAAAGGACGTCCCATTCAGTCTCTAATAAAGGATGATGAAGTTGAAGTTGTGGTGGACTTTAAAGGGGTTTGGAATGTCGGTACTTATTCGGGCT